CGCCGCCGCCCGGTCCGCCGTCGCCGCCCGCGCCGCCGGTGCCGGTGCCGCTACCGCCGCCGCCGCCGCCGCCCTGTCCGGGCGCGGTGCCGCTCGTGCCAGCGTTTGCGTTGGCCGAGTTATTCCCGGCGCAGCCAGCGGGACCGGTGCCCGCGGCCATCGAGCCGTTCGCGCCGCCGTTGCCGCCGGTTTGCCCTACGTTTGCGTTTGTCGCGGGACCCCCGCACCCGCCGCCGCCGCCGCCGTACACCGAGCCGCCGCCAGACTTGCCCGGATTCTGTGCGGTGTTGACGCCAGCGGCGCCAGACCCGCCGCCGTACTCGGCGCCGTTGCCGTCGCCGTTGTTCACGGTCCCGGCGCCGCCGCCGCCTAGCCCCGGTATGCCCGCGGCCGTCGTAGGGAGTCCGCCGGTCGAGGCAACGCCGCCGGGTTGACCTTGACCGCCGCCGCTGCCAGTACCGCCGCCGCCGCCGGTGAAACTTTGGCCGGACGCCGCGGCGCCCGTTAGTCCGCCGCCGCCGCCGAAAGCCTGTATGCGGCTGGTGCCGAACGATGACGGGTTGCCCGCTGCGCCCGCGGCGCCCGCTGCCGCTTGGCCGGTCGCCGCGGCCACCACTACCGGCTCGGTGGCGCCAAGGTCGGCGGCGTCGAAGGTGCGGATGGCGTAAGCGCCGCCGCCGCCGCCCGTACCGCCGCCGCGGTTAGACGCGGCAATGCCCGTTAGCCCGCCGCCGCCGCCGCCGCCGCCAGCTAGGACGTAGACCGTTACTGACTTCGCCCCGGCGGGCTTCGTCCATGTGCCGTTGGCGATGAAGTGTTGTACGTCGGTGCCGACGCCCGCGGGTGCGGCGCCCCATCGCACGCCCGTCGGTTGCGCCGAGTCCGCAATAAGCGTTTGGCCGTTCGCACCGACTGGCACGCGCGTCGGCGCGTTGTCGCCGGTCGCGACGAGTAGGTCGCCCTTGGCGTCGTAGATGGTGACGGCCGAGGTGGGCGCGGTCCACTTGACACCGGCGGGCGATGCGGCGTCGGCGGTGAGGATGGTGCCGTCGGCGCCGACACCGACTCGCGCGGGTGTGTCATTCGCGCTCGCGGCGATGAGGTCGCCTTTAGCGTCGAGCAGCGTGGGCGGAATGCCGCCGCCGCCGCCGCTCGCGGGCGCTATCCACTTGACGCCTTGCGGCGACGCGCTATCGGCCGACAAGACTTGGCCGTCGGCGCCGACGGGGACGCGTGCGGGTGTGTCATTGCCGGACGCGGCGAGGATGTCGCCTTTGACGTCGTAGATGGTTCCACTCGCCGCGGGTGGCAGTTGCCCTACGGGGACTTTGCCACCCGCGTCGAGACTTGCGACGCCGTTTGCTACGCCCTTGTCGGTGACGGGGACGTAGGCGCCCGCTAGCTGTATCCATTTAAGCCCGGCCGGTGATGCGGCGTCGGCCGATAGGACGCGAGTGTCGGCGCCGACGGGCACGCGGACAACGGTGTCGGCGCCGCTTCCCGCGAGTAGGTCGCCCTTCGCGTCTACGAGCGTGCGGCCGAGCATGATGCCGTCGAGCGCGTTGGCGAGGTCGCCGATGTCGAGCGGCACATCGGCGTCGTCGGTTTCGAGCGGAATCGGTAGCGAGTAGTTAGGGGTGTTCGGCATGCGTCACCTCAAAGCGCTCGGATGATGAAGTTGACAACGGCGTAAGAGGGCGCGTCTTGCGGACCGCCGCCCGATGTGTCGTCGTTTATCGCGACGGTGTGTTGGTGAGCACCGGCGGCCGGGTGGGTGTGGTCGCCCGCGTTGGTGGTGTTCGGGTACGCGTTGCCGGTGACGAGGTTGAAGAGCGTGCCGCTCGTGCCGCGCTGCCCGGTATTGAGTTGCGTTTCGGCGAACCACGCGCCGCCGAGCGGCTGGTGGTTATGGTCGCCCGCGTTGCCGTGCTGGTGCGAGCCTTGCTGGTCGGTCGTTTTGTTGACGGTCAAGCGGTGGTGGTGGCCGACGCCGCGCGAGCCTTCGGCGGCGCCGTCGTTTGCGCCGGGTGTGTAGCTACCGCTGCCCGCGCCGACGAGCACGCGGCGGCGGTAGTCGGGCAACGTGGTCGAGCCGAGCGCGGCCGCGAGGTCCGGGTAGGTCGCCGACGAAAAGACCGAGCCGTCGCATTTGAGCCACCCGGCCGGTGGGTTGGCGCCCGGCCATTCGATGACGCCGCCGATGGGGATGAGCCCGCCGGTGCCGCCGCCGCCGCCGGAGCTCGCGACGGTGCCGAGCGCGAGCATGAAATCGGGTGTGGCGAGGACGTAGACGGCGTAGCCGGTCGCGCTGCCGCCGAGCCCGGACGCGGCGACCTTCGGCACGGTGACGAGTTGCCCTTGTAGCTCGATGTTCATATAGGCGGCCGCGTTCGGTAGCGGGTTGGCGCTGTCGGCGAGCGCCTTGGCGACCAACATGCGGACCTCTTCGCCGCGTGCGAGCGCGTCGCGCAAGACCACCGAGAGGGTGCGAGTGGCGGGCGGCGGCGGTGCGCCGGGTGTGAGGCCGCCTAGCGCGCTCACGTTACGAGCACCTTGCGCGGCAAGCGTCGAGCTCGCTTCGCTTCGCGCCACGCGGCGCGCCCGGTCTTGACGCCGTAGACGCGGCGCGGTAGGTCGGCGTGCAAGCGCCCGTCGGCGGGTTGGAAGACTGACCGCACGGTGAGCGCTTGCGCGCCCTCGGGTCCGAGGTCGAGGTTGGTGGCGTCGATGACGTGCCGCTCGCGTCGGCCGTCCTCGAATGCGACGTCAACGATGTCGCCCGCTTCGAGCGCCGGGTTGGGCGAGATTGTGAGCGTGACGGAGCGGGTTAGGCCGAGTTTCTTGTCGAGTAGCGCTTGCGCCGCGTTGGTCGCTTGCGACACCGTTTGTACGGCCGTCGATTGCTCGACGTGGACCACCTTGCCGAACGGTCCGCCCCATCGCGTCGGCGAGTCGAAGGCGGCGTCGTAGACGAGCGCGCTAACGGGCGCGTCGGTCGCGGTGTTCTGGCCGACAACGAGCACGCCGTTGTAAACACCCGTTCGGTCGAGCGCTTCCTCGGCTTCGACCATGACGCCGCGGGCGCCGGTGTCGATGAGCCATACGGGTGAGCCGATGTCGCCGCTCGCGCCGGTGAAGTTGAGCGACACCGGGTTAGGCACGGTGAAGCGGTAGAACCATTCGTAGTTGGGCGTCGTCGCCGAGCTCGGGTTGGTGAGCGTGACGCGGTCGCCGCCGTCGATGCTTTTGAGCGTCGTGCCCGCTGGTAGGTGCGCCTCGGTGACGGCCATGCCGACGGTGAGGTCCGAGGTGTCGGAAATCTTCGTTAGGACGGCCGAGCCCTTGTCGGCGTGCGCGTTTTTCAACCCGGCGGTGTTGACCGGACCGCTAAGAGTGATTTGCGAGGCCGAGTCGATGCTCTTTATGCGAAGACCCGGCGGTAGACCGACGCCGAAGACGCTCATGCCGACAACGAGGTCGGACGTTTGCGCGAGCCCGGTGACGACGGCCGAGTCGTCGGTAAGCGTGCCGTTACGCGTTATCGAGACTGAGCCGGGCGCTCCGTCGAAAATGTAGTTGCCGTCGGCGTCGAAATACACCTCGCCCGCGATTGAGTCGGCGAGCGCTTTGAGCGCGTCGCTCCGACTGTCGCTGTAGTAGACGTCGGCGATGGTGATGGGCGGGTCATAGAGCGTGAGGTAGGTGATGTTCGAGCCGAAAACTTGCATGGCGATGTCGAGCGCGGCTTGCGCGACGCGCTTGCCGCCACCGGCGTAGGGCACGGTGAAGCCTTCGTCGCGCACTTGCGCCATCCGGTCGGCGAGCTCCAACGAGGCGCGGTCTTCGGATGTGAGCCATGACACCGACTCGATGCGTAGGTAGCCCTGCGATGCGAGCTCGATGGTGCCGTCGGGGAATCGGATACCGCGCGAGACTTTGCAGTAGCCGCCGAGCGGCAAGACGCGAAGGTCGAGGCCGAGGTCGGCGCCCGCGTCGAGCGACCACGGAATGGTGACGGTGCCGGTGCGCCGGACGAGCGCCGAGCGGTCTTGGGTGATGCTGCCGCCTTCGATGGGCACGATGACCGGCGTGGTGTCGCCGGGGAAGTAGAGCTCGCATAAGACGCCGATTTGGTGGGCTTGCCGGACGCTCGCGAGGAAGCGTTGCGACACCGTCCTCATACGTCGGCGGGCGGCCAGGGGACGAGGTCGGCCGCTTGCGACGCGGCCGGGTCGTGCAAGACGTCGTCATAGGTCGCGCGAGCGGCGCGTAGGGCGGCGTATGAGGCATATGCGTCGCGAATGCCCGCGTAGGTCGCGGTGAAGATGGGCGCGTAGAGGATGGGGTCGGGCCGGTCTACTTGCACACACGCGAGCACGAAGCGGCGGTCGGTCAACGTCGCGCGGTTGACGATGCGTTGCTCTTTCCATTCGGTGACTACGAAGTAGACCGACGCGATGCCGTTTTCGGGCGGGGTCCGCAAGAGGACGGGCACGCCGTTACCGAGGGCGGCGCGAGCTCGTAGCCGCTCGTCTTCGGTTTCGGTCAAGACCGATAGCTCGAAGGTCGGCGCGCGCGCGATGTCGGAAGTGACGATGGGGGTGCGCCGGTTTAGTACCGAATGCACACCACCCGCGGCGACGTAGTCGAGCTCGTCTAGCCGTTCGATGACGACGCGCTGTGTATTCGTCGGCGCCGCGATGTCGGTGAGCCATGTGTCATCGCACCCTTGGCTCGGGACCGTGATGGTGTGCGACGTCGCCACCGATTGCGCGCCGGTCGAGTCGGCAACGGTCGCGGTGTATTGCACCGGCACGCCGATAGGCGGCTCGAAGTCGCGCACGAAGTGGTCGCCGGGCGTAACCACGAGCGGGTTGGCGCCGCGGACGTAGGCGATGACGCCGGACGGTCCGACGCGTGAGAGGACGAGCGAGGTGGCACCGGCGGGCACGGTGACGTGGGCGACGACGGCGTCGAGCGCCGGGTCAACCGCGAGCGTGAAAGTAGGCGCCGCGGGCGCCGGGCTCATGTGGTGCCCGCCAGTAGCCGCCGGGCGACGCGCGTATTGTCGGTAACGATTTCGGTGCGGACGAGGTTGCGTAGCTCGGTGTCGCCGATGTAGACGTTGACTTCGATGGCGCCGTGGTGAAGCGCGGGCGCGCCGGAGCTCGAACCGCTCGCGGTTGGTGTGCCGCCGAGGGCGCCGACGGCGCTCGTGACGAGCCCGGCGTTGCGCGTGATGCCGTGCGCGAGGCCGAGCACGATTTGGCGGCCGAAGTCGGCGTAGACGCGTGACGGCGAAAAGATTTTGTTTTTGAGCGAAAACGCTTTTTGGGCGAGGCTTGCTAGGTGCTCGACGGCGCCGACGGCCGAGCCGATGGCCGATTCGATGCCGCTAACGAGTCCCATGACGATATTGCGCCCGGCGCTGTAGAGCCACGAGCCCGCGCCCGCGAAGGCACGTTTGACGGCGGACTCGATTGCACCGGCGGCGCTGGTTGCGAGTCCGACGGCGCCGCGCATTGCGGACGCGAGCCCGTTGACGATGTTGCGCCCGGCGCTCGTGAGCCAACCGATGGCACCGGCGAAGACGTTTTTGACGCCGTTGGCAACCGTCGTTGCCGCGCCGACGGCGAGCCCTACCGCGCCGAGGATGGCGGCGACGAGCGCGCGCATGGCGTTCGATACGACGGTGACGACGGCGGCGAAGCCCGCGGTGATGGCGTTGCGGATGGTCGTGACCGCGTTGGTTACCGCGTTTTTTATCGCGGTCCAATGCGTGATGATGAGCGCGAGCGCGAGGCCGAAGGGTCCGGCGAGGATGCCGACGAGCAACGGCCAATTCGATTTGAGCCAATTGAAGGCGGCGGCCGCCGCGCTTTGAATCGCTGCCCACACGGTGCCCGCGAGCGCCGCGAGCTCGCCCCAATGTTTGTAGAGCAAGATGCCGATGGCGATGAGCGCCGCGATGCCGACAACGATGGCGGCGACAATCGCGATTTCGGGCAACATCGCGGCGTTGAGTCCGAGCGACGCGATGGTCGAAGCGATAACGGCGACCTTGTAGGCGATGAACGCCGTAACGAGCAGCGCGAGCACGACTTTGACGGCGGTGGCGTTGGTGAGCAGCGGTTGAAAGACGCCGACGAGCGATGTGATGGCGCTGGTGACGCTCACGATGGCGGGCATGAGCGCTTCGCCGAGTTTTATGCGCGTGCCTTCCATCGCGAGGGCGAGCTCGCGTTGGTTGGCGATTAGCTTTTCGCTGCCCTTGGTGTCGCCGATTTCGGCGCCGTACTTGTGCGCCATATCTAGTTGCTTCTGTATCGCCGCGGACCCCTTGAAGAGCACCGGCGCTAGCTGTAGACCGGCGCGGCTAAAAAGCTGTTGCGCGAGCGCCGCACGCTTCGCGGGGTTTTCGATCTTCGAGAGGCCGTCGCTCACCTCCATGAGCACCTTTTGAGTGTTGCCCGCCTTTATGTCGGCCATCGAAACGCCGAGCTCATTGAAGGCCGACACCGATTTCTTCGAGCCCTGCGTCGAGGCTTCCATTTGCTTCGAGAGGGTCACCATGCCGCGTTGAAACGACGTAACGGCGACGTTGCGCGTCTTCAACACCGACACCCACTCGGACGCGGTCCGGGTGTCCATGCCCGTCGTGCGCGTTAGCGCCATCGTGCCCTTCGCTAACGCCTCGGTTTCGTCTACGGCGCCCTTTATGAATTTCGCACCGGCGCCGAGCGCGGCGGCACCGGCGGCGAATTTCGCGATGCTCTGCCATCCGATTTTCTTGGTGGCGTTGCCCGCCTCGGTGCCGCTCTGTGCGACGGCGCGCGCGCCGGATACGAGCTTCGCGGTGTCGGCGATGAAGTCAACGATGACTTGCGGGTTAGCCACCTACGTCTACGCCCTCGCCTTTCGTGCTTCGCGCGCTTGTGCTTTCGCGTCGCGGATGGCGTACCGCCAAAACGCGGCGTACTCGACGGGCGTGAGCTCTTCTACCTCGCGCGGCGTCATTCGCCAGTACCGGCAGAAGTCGGCAAGCCGGTCGGCGGCACGCCGCTCGTAGGGTCCACGATGGCGTTTGCGTCGAGCTCGATGATGACGTCGAGCATGTTGTCGAGCGAAACGTCGAAGCCCTGCCGTCGTAGCTTCAACCACGCGAGCACCGTGAATTTCTCGTCGGTGGTTTCGTCGGCGACGATTTGAGTGAAGGCTCGCCCGAAGTGGGCTTTGACCGCGTCGAGCTCGCGCGGTGTAAAGGCGGCGCTTACGTCATCGGTGCCGAGGATGACGCGCAACGGCGAACCGCCGTTTGTGTGTTCGGTTATGGGCTCGGCCAACGCATTGCTCCAATCTCTTTTTGGGCGGTGTCGGCGGCCGTCGTGATGAGCAACGGCTCGACGCTCTTGACTGACGGGTAGAGGAAGTTGCCGTCCGATGTGTGCGGCCACCCGCGGCCGCCGTATTCCTCGTAGTGGGCGTAGGGGACGCCGTCGCCGTAGCCGACGCTCGCGCCCGCTTCGGTTTGGCGGGTGACGACGGACGCGGCCGTCGCACCGGTGTCGCGGTGCAAACGGCCGCGCGTGACGTTGGCGGCTTGGTCGGCCACTCGGTGGAATGAGTCGCGGCTCGACTTGCGGATGTGGTCGGCGAGCTCGACCGTGCCCGCCGCGAGCTCCGGGTAGCCGCGTACCTCGACGCTAAAGCCGTCGGGCACTACGCCGCCGCTTTGGTCTTGCCGCCGTTCGAGGCTGCCAACACCGTCGGCACCGGCGGGTAGACGCCGGTTTCGAGTTTCGTGGGCTCGCCGACAATCGACCATTCGATGTCAACCTCGGACGCGTCGCCCGCGTCGCCGTTTATCGGGCTGTACGGCTGTGGGATTGCAAGCCCGGTCCACATCGGGTTGTCGGGTCCGACGGCTTTGTCGCGGTAGCCGACGACGGCGAATTCGACCGGCTCGCCACCTTTGACGGCGGCGTCGAGCGTTTCCTCGGTCGCGAGCGCGTCGAAGGATTGGTAGAGCGTCGCGAGCAGCGCCCATTTGACGGTGCCGGGGTAGTCGCGCGAGCCGCACATTGTGTCGAGCGTCGTGGTCGAAACGTCCGGCGAGATTTCGATGTGGTTGGCGACGCACGCGAGCTCGTTGAGCGCGGCGGCCGCCGCTCCGGGTGCGATTGCGATGCCCGCGTTGGTGAGGATGAGCGGCGCGGGCTCGGTTGCTGGTGTTGCCATGCGTGCCTCCTAGACGGTGATGGGCACGCGAAAGACCATTCGCGCACCGAGGTATGTGACGCCGCCGATGTCGAAGCGGCGCGGCGCGTAGAAGGTTTCCGGCGGCCACGAGTAGGCGTCGTCGGTGAAGCGGTCGAGGACGTAGGCGACGAGCTCTTCGAGCGCGTCGAGCGACGGTGATGGGTCCGCACGGCCGACGACGCACAAGACTTCGAGCCATGCGTCCCATAGGCCGCCGCCGCCGCTCATCGTGCGGCCGCCGACGGTGGTGCGGTTGAGCCACGGGTCCGCCCAAAAGAGCAAGATGGCGGGCGGCGTTAGTGCATCGACAAGGTCGGCATGCACCTCGGGGTCGCTGTCGGCCGAGGGTGCGAGCGCCGCCGCCGCGCGAGCTCGCACCTCGGCCAAACGCATTGCGCCGGTTGCCACGGCGCTCATGCAATTCCCCATTGTTGCTTTAGCGGGGTGAGCGTAAACGCGTGCCGGTTGAAGCCATCGCGCGGCGCCGTGAGCGCGCCGGTTTGGTCGAAGCCGATGACACCGAAGGCGGCGTCGTTGCTCTTCCACCACTCGACCGCGCGGAGGATGTTGACCCGGTTGGCGATTGCGTCGCCGTCCGGTATCGGGTCATCCGCCACGCGGTCTACGTCGTGGTCGATTTCGTCGGCGGCCGCGTCGAGGCACGCTTGTAGCGCGTCGGTGTTTTCCGGGTTGACCCGGATGCGAAGCGCCGCGGCGAGCTCGTCAACGGTCGCGTATGCCATTACTTCGCCGACGCCCTGCTACCGCCGCCGCCGCCCGCCGAGCCGCTGACGACGGCCGGAGCGGTTAGCTTGGCGACCGCTTCGTCTTCCATGAGCTCGGCGAGGAAGGCGCCGACGACGCCAACCTCGAAGCCCGCGATGCTCGGCTCGACCGCCCGGAGCTCGACGGGTGCGCCCGGCGTTTCCGCCGTGAGCAAGACCGACGAGTCGTAGACGTATGCCGTGCCGTCGGGGAGTGACGGCGAAATGACGAGCGACATACCGGCGATGTTGCCGCTGCCACTCGCGAGGCTGCCGCCGCCCGCGGTGAGGAAGATGGGCGACTGATTGCCCACCATGCCGAGGAAGGCGTAGCCGTTTGCGACGCTCGCCGCGATGGTGTCCGGCCGTCGCCGCGTCGCGCTGTAAATCTGCGCTGCCGCTTCGGTTACGGCCGCCATCCACGCGGCAAGGTCGGCCGAGGCGACAACGATGGCCGCGGCCGTCGCGGTTGCGAGCTCGGCGGCCGTTGCGTCTTCGGTTTCGTGCGCGTATGCCTCGGCCGCGAGGTCGAACCAAAGCGAAAGCGCGTCGGGGTTCGACCATGCGACGTCTTGCCATGAAAGGTCGCCGCTGCCGCCGTAGACCTTGGCGACGGCTTCAATCATCGCCACCGTCATTTTCTGCGAAGGCAACTCGGTCTTTTCGGCCGTTTGCTCGCCGACGATGGGGCGTTGCGTGATCTTCGGGTAAGTCACCTTGCCCGCGTTGAGGCCAAGCTGTCGCGACGCGGCGACGAGCGGGCGTGACTTGTCGATGACGTCGATGATTTGCGCGAGGTGCTGTTTGGGCAGTAGGCCGGGGATGTCGGCCGTGAGGGTGTTGGCGACGGCTCGGGTAAGCCGCTCGTTTGCCGCTTCGCGTGCGCCCTGCCCGGCGCGGTTGGCGATCTTGTCGAAGCGGACGATGAGCTCGTCGCGGGCGTACTGAGCGAACGAGCGGTAGACGGGCTGGTCGCCGCCGCCGGGTGCGTGGGCTTCGACGGGCTGGTCGCCGTCGCCGTCGGCGCGCGGTGTGGTGCGGGTGAGGTGTGCGCGTGCGTCGCGCGAGCTCGACCGTGCCTCTTCGAGGTCCAATAGCTCGCCGATTTGCGGTTCGAGCTCTTCGAGGCGCGAGCGCTGCCGAGTGATGAGCTCGCGCTCGGACTCGGACGGGTCGCGCTCTTCCTCTTCGGCGACCGCGAGGATGCGGTCGATGTTTTCGTTCGTGGCGGTGCGCTCGTTGACGAGTCGCTGTAGTACCGCGTTAGGCATTTCGGGCTTCCTCCGTCGTGTCGGATTCGACGGGGTGCCGCTCTTCGGCTCGCGGGCGCGGGGGTGGCCGAGCGCTACCGGCGGTGTCCGCTGTTGCGACGCACACTTCGCGGGGTGCCGTTCTGCCGCCGATGGTACGCCCGGAGCTCGCGCGACGTCAACCGCTGTTGTCCGCGGCGCCAACGCGTTTCGGGGTCTATTAGATTTTTTTGCAGGAGGTTTGCGACAAAAGCCCTGCAAACCGACCGCTTTTTTGTTTTCCGCCGGGGCAACGTGCGGTAAAATTGCTGCACACGGCCGGTTTTTGGTCGTGGGCGGACATTGACAACCGAGGGCGCGGGACCACGAAAGCGAGGTCCCACCATGCAAGAGCACCACCTACACATCGGCCAGTGGCCGACGCGGGTGACGCTTACCGAAACGCACATGGGGATGAAAGACGCTTGCGCCGTCATCGAGCTCGACCGCGATGACGAGGGCGTCACTATCACGGTGCGAACGCCGGACGGCCACTCTTACCCGGAGTCGGCTTCGGTGCGGAGCGTCTACTAATGCCCGCGTGCAAGCGCTGTAACCGAGTCGCGGCTACCGGCGAGCTTCGCAAGACGCCGGGCGGCGGCTATGTGTGCAAGACCGACCGCGAGCGATGCGAGCTCGTGGCTCGTGCGGGCGAATGGCCGGAAGGCATCGACCAACTAGCCCGCGAGGTGAAGAGCCACGCCGAGTCGGTCATCGTGCAATGCGAGCGCGAAGACGCGATGCGGGCGCTCGACCGCTTGCGGCAAATGAGCGACGCCTATGCCGAGCTCGCGGTTGAGCTCGCGAAGCGGGCGTCGCGCGAAGGGAAGACGCAAAAGCAAATCGCCGCTGCCGTCGGCGTACCGGCGTCGCAACTTCGCGGGTTGAAAGCGACGGCATAACGCGAACGAGCCCCGAAGGGCTCGCCGCGGCCGTCCTAGTCCGTTGACCACCTAGAACAATAACCGCCCGCGCCCTCGGTTGACCGTCACTTCCCGCGGATGGTCTTGCGCGGGGTGCCGACGCGTTTGCGTGGCGTCCCCTTCGCGGTGCGTGGCGAGGATGTGTCGCGGCCGCCGCCGCTCTTGAAGGGCGCCGCTTTTTTGCCGCCGAAGTCTTTGGGCATGGCTATAGCTCGATTCCGATGGCGCGCAACCGCTCTAGTTGCTCGTCGGCGACCGGCGGCAAGTCGAGCTCGCCGCGCATGACTGTCGCCGAGCGGACGGCGGTGACGACGGCGCGGTCGAAGGCGGGCTCGCGGCATAGCGACACTTCGGCGAGGTGGCACAAGTCGCGGATGATGGTGCCTTCGGCGGTGCGCTTGACGGTGCCGCGCCGCTTCGGAATGAAGCCCACCGACAAGCCGGGCAAGACGCCTTCCTCAACGAGCCGCAACGCGTGGTCGCCGACGTAGCCGTCGAAGACGCGGAACGAGCCGTAGAGCCCGGACGCTTCCTCACTGAGCTCGACGGCGCGGCCGAGTGTGTCGAGCATTCCGTCGCCGTGCTCGTAGCGCAACTCGACGCGCGCGGCCGCCTTTAGGTTGCGGGTGAAGGCGCCGGGCTCGAAGACTTCGTAGTAGGGCTGTTGGTCCGGCGAGTCGCGCACGAGCGCCGCTTCGCCGTAGGGGACGCAACACCCTTCGAGTGTGCGCCCGTCGCCTCCTGAGCGCTCTAGACGAAGCGGGAAGGTACGGGTGAGGACCTCATCGGCGCTCATTGCTCGACCACCTCCAATTGCACCGGCGCCGCCGGGCCGGTTGCCTCGTTGGTTTTTGCGCCGGGCGGCTCGTCAATGAGCGCGAGGGCTTCACCTTCCTCGACGGGCGGCAAGTCGAGGACGGCGGCGCGCACTTCGTTGACGGTGACGACGTTGGCGGCCAGTAGACCGAGCCACACCTCGGACTCGGTTTTGAGGTCCGGCCGTAGCAGGATGCTCGGGTCGAATTCCACCCATGAGCCGCGCGGCAACCAAGTCGAGAGGTGCGCCGCGATTCGATGCGCGACCGGGTAGAGCTCGGTGCGCCACCAAGTGGAAAACAACATTTCGGGGTTGCTGTAGTTGAGGCCGCCCGCTTGCTCCATGTTGAGCATGAAGGCGGGCACACCGTAGGCGGCGGCAATTTGTTTCGCGTCCCACTCGCGCGACTCGATGAGCGCCATATCTTTAGGGTTGAAAGCGAATTCTTTGTAGGCAACGTCGGGCGGGATGACGGCGGGCGCGCCGCCGCGAGCTCCGGCTCGATTCATCCATTGCGCTTGTAGCTCTTCGGCTTGCTCTTTCGTGACGCGCCGCGCTGGTTGCAAGACCGCCCACGGCACGCCGCCGCCGTTGTAGATGTCGGCGGCATACGCTTCGGCCGCCATCGCCGACGCGACATTCGGCGCGTAGCCTTCGAGCGCGCTAGTGCCGCGCAACGCGCCGCGCGGGTTGCGCGTGATTTGCAAGACGTCGTCCGACGGTAGGTAGCGCTCGCCGACGCGGTAGGCGCGGCCGCCGCTCGGCTTCGCCTCGACAACGACGGCGCGAGGGTCGATGACGGTGAAGGTTTGCGGGTAGCCGCTTTCGTAGCGCGACGTCGCCCATAGGAAGGCGTCGCCGTAGCCGTAGATGCTCGCGACCGCTGCAAACATCGCCGAACCGATGCCGCCCGGAAACCAAACGGGGTCCGGGTTGCTCACCCATAGCGGCTCGTAGCTGCCACGGAAGCGAAGCGGCAACGTCGAGACTTGTTGCGCGACGAGTTGTTGGCAACGCGCAACGGTGCCGACGCGCTCGGCCACTTCGGGCGTCGCCCAAACGCCGGTTTCCAAGTACCACTCGATGGTGGTCGGTCCGAGCCCGGCGAGGTCCGGGTCGAAAACCGACGGCGACGCGTTGGGCATTGCCGCGCGCCGCCTCTTCCAAAGGCGGCGGCGCATTAGGGCGAGTGTGCCAGGAATGGCAACATAGAGCAATGCCTAGCCCGCGTTGAGCCCCGGCTCGTGGCGGCCGGTCGAGCAAGACGCACTAGCCGCCGCCGGTCCGAAGCGCCGCCTTCGGGTGGTCGAGATGCCGCCTTGGGTGGGGTGGCGCACATCGTCAGAGTCGGCGCGCGCCATCCGGTGGTGCGAAACGTATTTGCCGGTGCCCGTCGGCGCCGGTGCCGGGCTGCCGCTCAAAATCGCGGGCTTCCAACGCAAAATCGTCAAGACGCTCTACGACTCGCTCGCGACCTTCGTGAGCATTCCCGCGGCGAACGGCAAATCGACGCTTATGGCCGCCATCGCCATCGAGCGGCTGTGTCGCGGCGACACCTACGCCGAGGTCGATGTCCTCGCAACGAAGCGCGACCAAGCCGCCATCGTGGTCGAGTCGGCCAAGCGCTTCGTGGAAATGGTGCCGGAGCTCGCCGAGGTGTGCGCGTGGTACGCGAAGCCCGGCATTCTGGAATACCGGCCGACGGGCTCACGGCTCGCGGCGCACCCGGCGCGGTTGAGCTCGTTGCAAGGGCTCAACTTTTCGCTCGCGCTCATTGACGAAATCGGCTTCGCCGACGACGCATTGGTCGAAGCGCTCATCGCCCGGCTCGCGAAGCGCCCGGACGCCCGGCTCGTCGGTTTCGGCACGCCGGGCTTCGAGCCGAACATCCTCTACCGCTTGCGGCAAGAGCACCTAGACGGCTCGCTGCCGAAGGGCGTTTCCTACATCGAATTCTCGGCGCCGCCCGGATGCGAGCTCGGCGACAAACGCGCATGGCGGCAAGCCAACCCCGGCGTAGCAGCGGGCTTTATGAGCGAGGCCGCGCTCGGCGTACAAGCCGCGCTCATGCCGGAGCATTCGTTTCGCACCTACCACCTCGGCCAATGGGTCGAGCACACCACCGGATGGCTACCGGCGGGCGCGTTCGAGTCGTGCCCGGTCGCCCCGGCGCCACCGGACGGCACCGAAGTCGTCATCGCCGTCGAAGGCACCTACAAACGCACGCTCGCCGTCGTCGGCTCAACCCTCGACGGCGACGTCTTCCACTGTTGGGCCGCCGACATCGCCACCGACGAGCAAGTCGAAGCCGTGCTCGCCTCATGCGTCGAGCGGTGGGACGTGGTCGAGGTGACGCACCCGCGCCGCATTCGCACCCGGCTCTTCGGCGAGCTCGCCCGGACCGGCATGCGCCTACGCCAATGGGACGCCGGTGCCGACAACGAAAGCGCCTCGGCCAACGAGCTCTACCGCGCCGTCATCGACGGGCGCCTCGCCCATGACCACCACCCGCTTTTGCTCGACCACGTTGCCAACCTCGGCGCCCGCGTCGCCGTCGATGGCTCGATACGCCTCACCCGGCCGGACGACGGCCAACCGTGCGACGCCGCGCTCGCCCTTCGCGCCGCATGGTGGCGCGCCACGCAACTCGCCGACGACGGCCGCGGCGCCATCGCGATCTACTGACCCGATAGGGGCATGCGACCGCTTGCCCATTGCGGCAACATCACCCGTCGGGGGGACGAGGAAGGTGGCGCGCCGCGCCGGGCTCCATGCGGCCGAGCTCTAAGGCGTTGGCTTCGATGGGGAGAGTGGAAGCCGGGCGCGCCGCCTTCCCTGCGTTCGAGCGTAGCGCTAGCCGTTAGCGAGCACGAGCTCGGCGAGCTCGTAGCCCATCGCCGCGAGTTGCGATTGCGCCGCCGCGTGCTCGCCGCTGCCAACCTCGGCGCCCTTGTCGGCGAGCTCGATGATTTGCCGGGCGAGCTCGCGCGCCTTCGCTTCGTCTTTCATGGTGCCGCCTTTCGGTCGAATTGCTCTTCCGCCTAGATGAGTCCTGCGGCCGACGCTTTGTGACACCTCAAAGCCGCTCGCGCTTACCGGCGACGGTGGTGAAGGCGCCGCGCCGCCTCGCGCGTCGCCGCGGCACGGCGGGCAACGAAGGGCGCGGCACGCTCGGCGGTGGCGGCGGGCTCAACTCGACTCGGTACGACTCGATGAGGGCGAACCACCAATAGTCGAGGCCGACGGCGCCTCGACGCGGCTCGTTACGGCCAAGTTCGTGCAAATCGGCGAAAGCACTCGTGGGTGCTAC